CCGAAGAAGAGTCCGCCGCCAAGCGCGAAGCGCGCCAGCTACGTCTGATCCTGCGATCCATTGGCCGCATCACCCTCGTGGGGGCACATCCAGTTGTTGGATAGTGGCGCTATCCTTCGATTCAAAGGTCACGGCTGGGAGGTCGCATTGGAAGACGACGTGAACGTCGACCCCCGCGCCGACCTCATGTTCGGCATCGAGGAACTCACTGACGCACGCCCCCGCTACGACCAGGCGCAGACCTACTACGACGGCAAGGTTCCCGAGGTTTTCACCAGCGTCCGTCTGCGCCGTGCCCTCGCCGCCCACAACATCGACTTCGACCTGAATTTTGCGAAGACCCCGGTCAACGCGGTCACGAACCGGCTGAAGATCGCATCCATTACCAGCCCTGACGAGCAGACGAACACCCTCATCTCCCAGATCTGGCAGGACAACCAGCTCAACTTGGAGATGAAGAACCTGTTCCGCCGGGCCGGCGAGTACGGCGACGCCTACCTGATGGTGCTGCCCGTCGAGGACGACAAGGGCAACGTGCTGCGGGTCGAGATGTTCTACAACTCGCCGCAGACGGTCCGCGTGATCTACGACGAGGAGAACCCGCGCCGTAAGGCGTTCACGATCAAGAAGTGGCGTGACGGGCCGTTCCTGCGGGCCGAGTTGTACTACGACGACCGCACCGAACGCTGGACCACCAGCCAGAACTCCACCGGAGAGAAGGCTGCCGACTGGCTGCACTGGCCCGCCGCCGAAGAGGACCCCGAGTCGTGGCTGATCGAGCACGACTGGGGCGAGCAGCCCGTCTTCCACTTCCGCACCGACCGCCCCTACGGCGTACCCGAGCACTTCGGGGCCTACGGGCCGCAGAACGCCATCACCAAACTCCAGGCCACCCACATGGGCACGGTCGACTACCAGGGCGCACCCCAGCGGTACGCGCTCACCGAGACCGCCACCACCGACACCAGCGACTTGGAGCCCGGCGACTTCGACGACGAGGACTGGCCGCGCAACGACAACGGTGTAGGCCCCTCCGACAGCGGCGACGACTCCAGCCTGAAGGCCGGACCGGGTGAGATGTGGCTGCTGCGCGGCTACAAGTCCGTCGGCCAGTTCGATGCAGCGAACCCGGACGTGTTCCTCGACCCGATCAACTTCAACGTCCGCGCGATGGCGCAGATCACCGACACGCCGCTCCGCATGTTCGACCCCCAATCCTCCAGTCAGCGGTCCGGGGTCTCCTTCCAGGAGGAAGACAGCCCCTTCATCAGCAAGATCGAGGACCGTCAGACCGGCTACGGCGCCGAAGCCCACGCCGCGTTCGTGTTCGCCCTGCGCCGCCTCGGCATCGCAGACCCGGTCGTCACCGTCGACTGGGTACCCGCCCGCTCCGTCACCGACGCCCAAGGCTGGCAGACCGTCGAAGCGAAAATCCGGGCCGGAGTCCCGCGCCGCCAGGCGTTGATGGAGGCCGGATACCGGGCTGAGCAGGTCGACGCCTGGCTCACGGGCACCGATGATGCGGAGCTTCAGCGCCGCGTTGATGTCCTCGCCTCCCTGGCCGACAGTGCGCAGAAGCTCGGCGCAGCCCAGGCCCTCGGCGTCATCACCAGCGATCAGGTGACCGCGCTCATGTCCGGTGCGATCGACGACCTTGAGGCGCTCGCGCAGGCGCAGGAGACCAGCTGATGCCGTACAGCAGCGACGACCTGTTCCGCCTCGTCCAGGACGAGCACACCCGCCAGGTCATCGACCTGGAAAAGCGTATCGGGACTGCCGCGGTCGGCGACAGCGACCGCCTGTTCGCTGAGCTGATCCGCCGCACCCTGGCCGCATGGACGCACACATTCGGCGGACCCGACCAGGCAGCAACCGCCAGCGACCTGCTGCGCCGCATCCTCGCCGCCGCCCGGGCTGCGATCCGCCGCATCCTCGACGCCCTCGCCCCCCGCGCCACCGCAGCCCTGGAAGGCGCGCTGGGTGAAGCTCTCACTCTCGGCGCCCGGCAAGGCATTGAGTTCGCGCGCGCCGCATCCGGCCGGCGTCGGCCCACGCCGAAGCTCACCCCCGGCCGCAGGCTGCGCGAGGAGGCCCGTCGCCTCGTCGACTTGGTTGTGCAGCGCCGGGACCGGGCCCTGTTCCTTCTGCATCCGGACCGTGTGACCCGGTGGACGCACCTCCTGACCGGCCTGGCCGCCGGCCGCGCCGCCGTATCAGTGACCCACGGCTACATCGCCTGGACCGTGGGCGTGGCCGTCAACGAGGGCCTGGACACCGTGACCCGCGCGGTGAAGGGGGTGCGGCTGTGGGTGTCCGAGGCGGACGCCTGCGTTCGCTGCCTCGCCTACACCGGCCGCGCCGCTCCTGTCGGTGAGCCGTTCCCGGGCGGCCTGTCGTGGGATCCCCGGCAGCGCCGCACGTCGGCGCCCGCCGTTGACGGGCCGCCCCTTCACGGTCATTGCCGTTGCCGCACCGTGCCCTGGCGCGAGGCGTGGACTACTACCGGTACGCCGTTCCCGCTCGCGTTGCAGAGGGAGGCGCACCGGTCGATCGCCTACGGCGCCGCGCGCCCGTCGGAGTCTCGTGCGGCCCGGCTGCGTGCGGTGCGGGAACTCCTGCGCACCGAACCCGACCTGCTGCCCGCTGTTGAAGCCCGCGCCCGTACCGCACTCCGCACCGGCCAGTTCGCGACTGCCGCATGACCTCTACAGAGAGCCAAGCCATGCCCAAGTTCCGCAAGAAGCCCGTAGAGATCGAAGCCGTCCAGTTCGCTGGCGGCAACAGCGTTCAGGTGGCGCAGTTCATCACTGAAGGCGGCGGCAGCTTCCGCGCCGACACGCACCCGAGGAATGGCGCGCGAGACGTCTTCTACATCCACACCCTCGAAGGCGAGATGCGCGCCGTCGATGGTGACTGGATCATCCGTGGGGTGCAGGGCGAGTTCTACCCCTGCAAGCCAGACATCTTCGCCGCCACCTACGAGCCTGTCGACGCCTGAGGCGCTCGCGTAGACCCGGCGCCCGTGACGGGCCGCCGCCAACCCCCGTGATGGGAGAACACCATGGGCATCCACACCGACATCGACCAGCCGCTCGGCATCAGCGTGCCGCCCGGCACGATCCTCGGCTACCGCGCCGACGGCCGCCCCATCCACGTCATCGCCGGCGGCGCCGAGACCGACGAAGAGCCCGACGTCGAAGTCCCGGACGAGGAGCCCGAGCCCGACGAGGACGTCGAGCCGGAACCGAAGCCCAAGCCGGGCGCTCCGAAACCCGCCGAGCCGAAGCCCACCGACGAGGAGTACGTCCCGCCATCGCGCGAGGAGTGGGAGCGGGTCCGCCGCACCATGGCCGCACGCAAGCAGGAAAAGCTCGACGTGCAGCGGCAACTGAACGAACTCCGCGACAAGTACAAGGACCAGGAGACCGAGACGGAGAAGGCGGTCCGGGCGGCTGAGGAGAAGGCCGAGGCCCGCTACAAGCCGATAGCAGTCCGCAAGGCCGTCCGCTCCGCGCTCGTCGAGGCCGGGGCGACCGCAGCGACGGACGGCGACAAGGAGAAGACCGAGGCGCGTATCGCCCGACTGATGAAGCTGATCGACGTTGGCGACCTGAGCATCGACGACGACGGCGAAGTCCTCGGTGTCGACGAGCAGATCGACGGCCTGCGCGCCGACTACCCGGAACTCTTCGAGCCTGCCGCGAAGAAGGCGAAGGTGCGGCCGACGGGTGCGCCGAAGTCTGCCGCCCCGGAGAAGCCGAAGTCGACGGCGGAAAGGCATGCCGCGAAGATCCTTGGCCGGGCTTGACACTCGAAGGTATATTCATCGCCAGGTGAATTGTTTCGGTGATCGGAACAGGCCACCGCCCTTGCTTGCGAAGGCGCCCGTGATGGGGCCCGAGCCTCAACTCGCTTCCCCATCACGCCGCCCTAAGGAGGGCAGTAGCCATCGCACGCAATACGTTGGAAGCCTGGATTCCCGAAGAGTGGGACTCCAGCCGCGTCATCCAGTCCATGCTCCAGGTGTCCGCCGTCGAGTCCCTCGCGGCCCGCATCCCCATGGGATCCGACACCAAGCACGTCCCGAGGACAGCCGGCATGGGCGTCGACGTCGTCGCCAAGGGCGGCGCCTACGGCGAGGACACCAGCCTCAACGACGAAGTACTCCTCTCCGCGATCAAGTTCGGCAAGGCCGCGAGGATCGCTGAGGAGGACATCGACGACTCGGTGGCCAACGTCATCGAGGCGAAGATGATCGGCTGGGGCAAGTCCTACGCCAAGATGATCGACAACGCGTCCCTTGCCGTGTCTGCCGCGTCCAACGGCACGACGGTCCCGTTCACCAGCCTCTATCAGCTGCTGAACACCACGGACGCCACGCTCTCCTACACGGGCGGCGCGAACATCACCACCGCCGCGTCCACGGGCGCCCCGACCTACGGCGAGTTCTCCACCGCCATGGGCAACGTCGAGGGCGGCGACTACTTCGACCCCAGCAGCATGGTCGCGATCGCCCACCCCGCGTTCCGCAAGAGCCTCCGCGGCGTCGTCGACGGCCAGTCCCGCCCGATCTTCAACGAGAACGGCGCCGGAACCCCCGACACCATCTTCAACGTCCCGGTCCGCTGGTCCCTCGGTGCGAAGGTCTCCGCGACCGCCACACCCAGCCCCACCGGCCGTCCGATCATGGCGTTCGTCAACCCGGAGCTCATGCTGCTGGGGATCCGCTCCGGCCCGGAGTCCGTGTTCATCGACGGACGCGACGGCCTGTCCGCGCTCACCGACGAGTCGATCCTGAAGATGCGCGCCCGCCGCGGCTGGGCCTACGGCCACCCGGGCGGCGCCGCCATCCTCGTCGGCTGACCACCCCACCAACCCCGTACCGCCCGAGGCTCCGGGCGGTACGGCGGCCAGCAGGGAGGTGAGCCATGGCAGCACGCAAGACCACCAGCAGCAAGACCACGGCCGACAAGCCGAACGAGACCGAGGAGCAGCTGCGGCAGCGGCAGTTCCCCGCGAAGGCAGGCGCCCCGGACGTCGAGGTCGACGAACGCTCCCCGGACGGCGCCGAAGGCACCCGCCACGTGAAGGAGTTCGTCGTCCTCGGCGACAACTGGACGGGCGAGGAGTACCAGCACGAGGCGAACAAGGCGGCTGTGGCGAACGAGGCGATCCAGCGCGGCCTCCACCCGCGCGGCGAAGCCTCCTTCGACGGCGCCGAGGATCACGAGGACGGCGTCTCACTCGTCCTCACCTACTCGGTGGAGACCGTTCCGTCCTCGATCGACGACAAGCCGGAAGACACCACCACCCCGCGCGACGTCATCGAAGCCGACGGCCAGGACACCAGCAGCAGCAAGGCCGAGGGCTGACATGGTCAACGCCTGGGCGGGCGCACAGGACGTCATCAACGCCACGGGCGTCTCGGTGACGGACCAGCAGCTTGCCCAGGCGCAGGCCGCGATCGAGGTCTTCAGCAACCGCATCTACGCCGACACGGACCGGATGCGCACGCGGGACCTCCACTGGCTGGGCCAGGCCGTCGCCTACCAAGCAGCGTGGATCGCGGGCCAGTTCGGGTTGGAGACGCGGCTGGATGCCACGCAGATCCAGCAGGACCAGGTGTCGTCCACGTTGACGGGTGACGGCCTGGTCCTTGCTCCGATGGCCGCGCGCGCTTTGCGGAAGGTGTCGTGGATGCGGTCGCGGACCGTGCACATCCGCTCGGCTGTCGAAGGCGCTGGCCCGCTGGTCGGTAACCCGCTGTCGGATGGTTCGGACGATTCGCTGGTGTGGGCGCCGTACCACGGGGGTGCGTGATGCAGGCCATCGCAACCACCACCCTGACCGTGCTGCGCGGCACGACTACTGACGGGTACGGCGACGAGAAGGACACCGACACCCCTGTTGCGACCGGGGTGATCGCGTCGCTGACGGAGCAGTCCCGGCGGGTCACCACACGCGACGACCCGACGCCCCGCATCGTCCGGTACGCGGTTGCTCGGGTGCCGGCCGGGACGGATATCCGGGACCAGGACCGCGTCCGGGACGAACGGACTGGAGCCGTCTACATCGTCGATGCTCCTTCGTCGATGGCGAACCCGGCGATGACTGTGGACCTCCGGCTGGACCTACGACGCACCACCTGACCAACAACCGAACAGGGCCACGCGCCTGGGGAGACCAGGCAGGCCACGAGCACAACCCACCTTCGGAGAGGAGGCGGCCATGGCGCGATCCGGTGTGCGGATCGACCCCGCCGGGCGGGCGCACGTTGATGCGGCGATCAACGACTGGATGCAGGACGTCATCGGCGACGCCATCCTCGGCGACGCGAAGAACTACGTCCACAAGCGCACCAGCCGCCTCCACGACTCCCTTCGCGCGGAATGCCACGACAAGGTTTTGCGGGTCGGCTCCCTCGACTGCAACTACGCCACCGACGTCGAACTCGGGACGGCGCCGCACGTCATCCTCCCGAAGAACAAGAAGGCCCTGCACTGGCCCGGTGCCGACCACCCTGTGGCGCGCGTAAACCACCCCGGCACCGCCCCCGCACCCTTCTTGCGGCCCGCTCTGTTCCAGCGGAGGACGGCATGAGTACCCCCGTCCTGCGCGCCACCCCGGAGCTGGTCGCGATCGCCTGGCTGAAGACGGTCGTCGGCGACCGCGTCTCCACCACACTCCCCAAAGACACCGCGGGCTGGGTGGACGGCGGGTTCGTCACCCTCGTCTCCTCCGGCGGCACCCCGAACCTGTACGTGCCGCTACGTGAGCCCGTCATGTCCTTGGACTGCTGGGCCGTCAACCCGCAGTCGCAGAAGCCCCCGTGGAACAAGGCGGCGAGCTTGGCAGAGGCGATCCAGGCGGCCTGCTACAACCACCCCGCGATCCCGCAGACGCTCACCCTCCCGACCGGCTACCCGGCCGCGCGGGTCCTGTCGGCGTACACGACTGGCGAACACCGCAGGGTCTTCGACGACGCCTCCTCCTACGCCCGCTACAGCATCCCCGGCCTCGTCATCGCGTGGACGGAGGTCCCCTCATGAACCGCTACGCCATCAAGGACGCCGGGCTCGGCGGGGACCTCCTCACCTGGAACGGGCGCGTCATCGTCCACAACAGCCGGGGCGAGATGGAATTCCTCGTGGTCGGCGACATCCGCATCGTCGACTGCCCGCGGTCGCTTCCGCCTGAGCAGACCATCGAGCTGCGGCATCACCCGCAGTTCTCCCACCACCACTTTCCACTCCGGCGAGAGGACTACCCGTAATGCCTACCGTCCGCACGACCTTCCGCCCCGACCTGGAGTTCGAGGTCGACGACGCCGAATACCTCGACCTGCAGCGGCAGGGCCTCCTCGTTGAGGAGACCGCCGGCCAGGACGTCCCGCCCGCGACCGCCACCCCGGCCGCTCCGGAGCCCGCGCCGCAGCCCGCCGCCGTCGCGCCGAAGAAGCCCGGCACCACCAAGGAGAGCTGACCAGATGATCGACGTCATGCCGCACCCGACGCCCGGCAGGGGGGTGCGCTCAGTCGCCTGCTGCGCGCCGCTTCCGCGCCGGGTGCTTGGCGCGCCACGCGTCGATCTCAGCCTCCGGCCACAGCAGCGTGCGACCTACCTTGGCGGGCTGCGGGAAGCCGTCGACGCGGCGCGCGAAGGTGTAGACCGACTCAACCTTCACACCCAAGCGCTCGGCGGCTTCGGCAGTGCTCAGGAACCCCTCGATGTTCATAGTCACCACGATAAGGGCGATACTCTATTCATAGTCACTATGAATAGGAGCCCTCGCGTGGACATCTTCCGCTGTGGACACCCCAAGTCGCCCGAGAACATCGCCCCCAACGGGGCGAACGGCACGTGCCGGACATGCAAGAACGCCCGGAGCCGCGAGCGCTACGCCGCCAACCTGGAGGAGTCCCGTGAGGCGGTCAAGGGACGGATGCGGAAGCACCGAGGCGGCCTGAGGGGGAACGCGAACTCGCGCAAGGAGAGCTGCCCGAACGGCCACCCCTACGACGAGACCAACACCCACGTCGCCAAGGGGGGACGCCAGTGCAAGACGTGCCGCAGGAAGCTCGTCATGGAGTCGTTCGAGCGGCACAAGGAGAAGCGGGTCAGCGAGCAGCGCGAGTACTACCAGCGCAACCGCGAGAAGCTCGTCGCGAACAGCGTGCAGTGGGCCAAGGACAACCCCGAGCGCGCCGCTCTCACATCACGACTGAAGAAGCAACGCCGCCGCGCCGCAGGCGTACTCACAGCCGATGAATGGCGCCAGATCCAGGCGCAGTACGGACACCGGTGCCTCGCCTGCGGCTCCGATGGTCCGCTCACCATCGACCACGTTGTCCCCGTCTCCAAGGGCGGGGCGAACACGGCAGCGAATGTGCAGCCCCTGTGCGGCCCGTGTAACTCCTCCAAGGGCACCAAGACCATCGATTACCGGCCCGCAACGGCCGCCGTCTGAAGGATGTGAGTCCGATCGCCGTAGTCACCACCAACCTGATTCAAGGCCCGGCAACCCTGTACCAGGGCCTGTTCGGGGCGACGGAGCCCGCCGACACCGTCGTCAACGCGATCCCGCCCGCCTCTTCGTGGACGGACCTGGGCGGCACGCAGGATGGCGTCAAGCTCAGCGTCGACCAGACCTACGCGGAGCTGGAGGTCGACCAGATCACCGTCCGCGTCGGCTCCCGGCTGACGAAGGTGGACTTCACCATTGAGACGTCGCTCGCCGAGGCCACGCTGGAGAACCTGTCCATGAGCCTCAACGGCGGTACGGCCGCCAGCGGCGCGGGCTGGAAGTCCTACGACCCCAACGTCAGCAGCTCGGCGACGCAGCCGTCCTACTTCGCAACGATCATGGACGGGTATGCGCCCAACCAGTTCCGCCGCCGGGTCATCGGCCGCCGCATGCTCAACACCGACAGCAGCGAGCTGGCCTACACCAAGGACAAGCAGACGCTGATCCCGATCAAGCTGGCCGGACACTACGTCTCCGCGTCGATCGCCCCCTTCCACATCGTTGACCAGACCAGCTAGTCGGTCGGTCGCCCACCCCTGTCCGTAGCGAGGAGCACCACCCATGGCATCCACCACCAAGTCCCGCACCCGCCAGACGACCGCCGCCCGCGCGCAGGCCGCCAAGGCCGTCAACGGCACCACCGACGCGGACGACTTCGAGCCCATCCACATCGCGGCCAACGAGGACGTCGTCGAGGAACGCGTCCCGCTGTTCTTCATCGGCGACGACGAGTACACGATCCCCAAGGCGATCCCCCCGGGCGTCGCCCTGGAGTTCCTGCGCGAAGCCCGCACCCACGGCCGTGACCTTGCCACCGCCCCCCTCCTCAGCCGCGTTCTCGGCGAGGACGCGTACACGGCGCTGGAACAGTCCAAGGCGCTCACCGAAGACCAGATGGAGTGGATCGTCGACAAGGTCCTCGACCTCGCCCTCGGCAGGAAGAAGAAGGAGGGAAAAGGGAGGTAGACGACCGTAAGCCGTGGCTGAAGCTCCTCGACGACATCAAGGAGCCTGAGTGCACGGAGGCGGTCGCCGACCGGGCCGAGGAACTCCTGTGGGTCCTCGACCACCTCGACGATCTGGACGCCGACTTCCTCGCCATCTACGGCATCGACCTTGAGCAAGTCGAGATCAGCGCACGACGGTACTTCGCGTTGGCGTACCGGCTGACCGCCTACACGGGCGTGATGGCCGCGGTCGCCGAGGAGGAACGCGAACCCCGCCAGGCCAGCACCACCCCAACCCGCACCAGCACCACTGCCGCGCCCGCACAGGGCGGCAGCGGCGAGACGGCCGAGGTCTCGCTGACCCAGTTCCGGGCGCAGTTCCCGGGGCTCGTGAGCGTGGCACAGGGAGGGTAGGACGTGGCCGGAGCGTTTCGCATCGCCGAGGGGTACGTGGAAGTAACCGCTGATGAGAGCGGCTACGACCGCGCCATGCAGCGGCTGCGGCAGTCGAAGAACCGGGCCACGGTCACCCTCGACATCGACGACACCGCCGCCCTTGCCAAGCTGCGCCGCTTCGCCGACGAGCACTCCCGGACGGTCCTCAAGGCGGTCATCGACGCCGACCTCAACGACGCCACGGTGCGCCGCGTCACCGCCAAGCTCGACCGGCTCACCGCGGACCGTGTCGTCAACATCCGCGCCAGCGTGGACACCCGGGTTGCTGCGGCCGAGATCCGCAACTTGGTCCAGCGCCGCCAAGTCCGCATCGGCATCGACGTCGACACCCGCGTTGCCGCCGACTCGCTGGCGAACCTGACCCGCCGCCGCATGATGACCGTCCAGGCCCGCGCCGACACGACGGCCGCTGACGCTTCGCTCCGCCACCTCACCCGCGACCGGACCGTCAACATCCGAACCCGCACGATCGGCGGCCTCGGTGGACTCGCCGGCTTGGGCGGCAGCGCAGGTAGTTCAGCCGGAGGCGTCAGCCGCCTCACCTCCAGCCTGTCCAGCCTCGCCGCGCTCGCCGTCGGAGCACTGCCGACGATGGCGTCCCTCGGTCAAGCACTCATCCAGATGGGCCCCGCAGCCGCGATAGCCGCCCCGGCAGTCCTGTCGCTGGCGACGGCCTTCGCCGCCGTCAAGGTCGGCACCTCGGGGATTGGCGATGCTTTCAAGGCCGCGTTCGCGCCAGCCACCTCGTCTGCGGGCGCGGCCACGAAGTCCACTCGCACGCTGGAGAACGCTCAGCGGTCACTGGCGAAAGCGCAGCAGGGCGTGAAGGACGCCGAGGTCCGGGCGGCGGAGGCCCGCGTCGCGGCGGCCCGGCAGATTGAGGACGCGCAGCGGGACCTGAAGAACACCGTGCAGGACGTCGCCGACGCCAACCGCAGGGCCGCCGAGCAAGTCGCGTCCGCCGAACGGGACCTCGCCGACGCGCAACGCGCCGCACGGCAGGCGCAGCGCGACCTGACCGACGCCCGCAAGGAAGCCGCCGAAGAACTCCAGGATTTGAACAACCGGCTCGAGGATGCCCAGCTCGACCAGCGGCAGAAAGTCCTCGACCTCCAGGACGCGGAGCAGGAACTCGCCGCGGTCAAGGCGAAGGGCGGCAAGGCGGGGGAGGAGGCCTTCGACAAGGCGCAACTCCAGTACGACCGCGCCGTGCAGGCCCTCGAGGAGCAGCAGACCGAGACGGCCCGCCTGGAGCAGCAGACCACGGATGCGAACAAGGCCGGGGTTGAGGGCTCGAAGACGGTCGTCGACGCGAAGCAGGGCGTCGTCGACGCCAACCAGGCGGCCGTGGACAAGGTGCAGGCCCTCAAGGATGCGGAGCTGGAGCAGACCCGGGCGACCACCGACGGCCTGCAGCGGGTCATGCTCGCCGAACGGGACGTCGCCGACGCCCGCGAAGCCGCACGCAAAGCCGCCGTCGACGGGGCGCGGGACATCAAGGACGCCCAGGACGCCGTCGCTGACGCCGCCCGGGCGCTCGCCGACGCCCAGACCGCGGGCGCGGCGGCGGTGAACAAGACGGCTGATGCGATGGCCCGTCTGTCGCCGAACGCCCGCGAGTTCGTGTCCGCGGTCCTCGCGCAGGCCGCCGCGTGGCGGTCGCTGAAGCTGGACGTGCAGGACCGGCTGATGGCCGGACTCGGCGCCAAGTTCACGGAGTTGTCGACCGCAGTGATTCCGCCGCTGCGGGCCGGGCTCGGCGGCATGGCCGACAACCTCAACCGGGTCGCCAAGAACGCCGCGAACGCGGTCATCGAACTGGCGAAGACCGGCCAGCTGCGGCAGATGTTCGACGGGCTCAACGCAGGCGTGGGAAACCTCAACCGGATCCCCGGGCAGATCATCACCGGCCTCGCCCAGATCAGCATCGCCGCGTCGCCTGCGTTCGCCCGGCTGACGGCGGCTGCGGCTGACGCGGCAGATCGGATCTCGCAGAAGCTCGGCGAGGCTTTCAAGTCGGGTGCGCTGCAGGAGTCGATCGAGGGCGCGGTTGACGTGGCCCGCCAGTTCGGGCAGTTGCTCGCGGACGCTTTCGGGACGCTCGGCAACATCATGAAGGCCGCGGCAGCCGGGGGCGGGGATGCGCTCGGTGCGCTCGGCAGCGTGTTCGCGGAGCTGCGGCGGATCACGGCGATGCCCGAGGTGCAGGCCGCACTGACGTCGATTTTCACGGCGGTCAACTCGATCGCGAAGCTGCTCGCCGGAACCCTCGGCGCGGTCATTCAGGCGGTGTTGCCGCTGCTCGCCAAGCTGGCCCCCGTCGTCACCGAACTGGCAACCAAGTTCGGGCCCGTCCTCGCCGACCTCGCGAGCGCGCTCGGCGACGCGTTGATGCCGATCATCGACGCTCTCCTGCCGATCGTCTCGGACATCGGTGACATCCTCGTCGGCCTCGTCCGCGCGGTTATGCCCCTGCTCCAGCCGATCGGCACCCTTCTGGCCGCAATCGTCACCGCTTTGGCGCCGGTGTTCTCGGCGCTCGGCGCGACGCTGGTGCCGTTGGTCGCAACGCTCGCGCAGGGCCTCGCCCCGGTCGTTGCAGCGCTGGTGCCGGTCGTGCAGGTGCTGGGCCAGTTCATCGCCCAGCTGGCGCCGGTCCTCGCTTCGGTGACGCTGGCCATGTTGCCGTTGCTGCCGCCGGTTGCCGAGTTGGCGGTGGCGCTGCTGAATCTGGCGTTGCAGGTGATCGCCCCGCTGCTGCCGCTGATCGTCGGGCTGGCCCAGTTGATGGCGGGAACCCTGGCGGGGGCGGTCGGCATCCTCGTCCCGGTGATCACGATGGTGATCGGGTGGCTGACGAAGTTCACCGATGCTGTGACCAGCGTCGTGAAGTGGATCGTCGATCAGTTCCAGCACCTGTACGACGTCCTCGTCGGGCACAGCATCATCCCCGACCTAGTGAAGGCGATCATCAGCTGGTTCACGTCGCTGTGGACGAAGACGAAGGAGATCTTCACCCAGCTGAAGCAGGGCATCATCGACCGCTGGAACGCCCTGTGGAAGGCCGCCTCCGACCGGTGGTCGTCGTTCTGGAACGGGCTCCGGACCGCGCTCGGCAACGCCAAGACGTCGGTCCTGAACTGGGTGTCCGGGCTGAAGACGTCGTTCACGAACACGTGGAACAGCCTGTGGAACACCGCGGTGTCGAAGACCACGAGCATCTTCACCACCCTCCGCTCGAAGATCTCCGACTTCAAGACGTCGATGCTCAACTCGGTGAAGGCTATGCGGGACGGCATCGGCAGCTTGTGGGCGGGCATCCAGTCGAAGTTCGCGACGCCCGTGAAGTGGGTCATCTCGCACGTCTACAACAACGGCCTCCGCAAGATGTGGAACAGCATCGCGGGAAAAATCAACTCGAAGATCACCCTCCCGACGATCTCGCTGGGCTTCAACAAGGGCGGCGTCGTCCCCGGCACCGGCAACAGCGACACCGTCCCCGCGATGCTCACCCCCGGCGAACGCATCCTCTCCAACGAGCAGGTCACCGCTCTCGGCGGGCACCGCGGCATCGACGCCATGCTCGGCAAGGACCACCCGACCAAGACCGGCGGCAACCCGAGCAGGCAGCAAGAAAGGGAGCGCTACCAGGCCACCCCACACTTCGCGTCCGGCGGCATCGTCGGCAAGGTGACGGGCGCGATCGGCGGGGCAGTCGGATCGGTCGCCTCGTGGGCGAAGGACGTCGTCGTCGGCGGGCTGAAGGCAGCCGCGCAGAAGGCCCTGTCCGCGCTGGTACGGCCGCTCATCGCGCAGATCCCCGGCGGCAACGCAGGCATCGGCGGCCTCCTGAAGGGCCTCTCCAATAAGGCCGTCGACGGGATGATGGGCTGGTTCACCAGCGAGGACAAGAAAGCCGTCGGCGGGCCCGCCGTACAGAAGGCCCTGTCGTGGGTGAAAACCCAGAACGGGCTGCCCTACCAGTGGGCCGGCAACGGAAACCCCAGCTGGGACTGCAGCGGGTTGATGTCCGCGATCGAATCCGTGATCCGCGGGGAGAAGCCACACCGCCGGTGGGCTACCGGCAGCTTCGCCGGGAACAACGGCCCGTCCGGCTGGGTCCGCAACCTCAACAGTCCCTTCATGATCGGGGTCACGAACGCGGGTGTCGGCCACACCGCCGGCACCCTCGCCGGGATGAATGTCGAGAGCAGCGGCGGTGCTGGCGTCCACATGGGCAAGAGCGCGCGCGGCTACAACAACTCGATGTTCACCAGCCGGTGGGGCTTCGCGCCCGCGGCGAAGTACGACGAGGGCGGCCTGCTCCAGCCCGGCGCGACGATGGCCGTCAACAAGACCGGCCGACCGGAGGCGGTCCTCACCAGCGAGGAACACGCGATGTTCCGCAGCCTGGTCGCTGGTGGCGGCGGCGTCACCATCGAGACCGTCAACATCAGTGGCTCGTTCGACTTCACGACTCCGGCCGCCCGTAAGCGGGCCGCCCAGGAGCTGGTGTCCGAGATGAAGGAAGCCCTCCGACAGTTCGACAGGAGCCGTGCCTGATGGCCGCCTACAACTGGGGTGACGTCACCCTCGGCCGGATCCCGCTGCGGGAAACGTTCGCGGTGTCGGAGTCGGGCGGTGACGGCCGCGGCCTCGACCTCGAAGGGCAGGAGTCCTACCCGCCCCTGACCCGCGCGCAGGTCATCGCCCGGCATGACGGCATCAACGCGCTCATCGCCGGGCAGGTTATCCCCGTCACCTTCACCGACAAGCCGGAGCGCAACGGCTACTACGCCGTCAAGTCCGCGGGCGCGACGTACACGGAGAACCTCAACGAGCGCGTCACCACCGACT